GTTCAGTTGCTGGACCCAAAGGACCTACAGGAGCTAAAGGAATTAAAGGCCAAAAGGGGCAAAAAGGTCAAAAAGGTGCTACAGGAGGTAAAGGAATTAAAGGCCAAAAAGGTCAAAAAGGTGCTACAGGTGCTAAAGGGCCTACAGGCGGTGCAGGACCTCAAGGAAATCAAGGACCAAAGGGAGCTACTGGAGGTACGGGACCGAAAGGACAAAAAGGAGCTCCAGGTCCACAAGGAGGATCAGGATCTGGTAGTGGAGGCCCAGGACCAAAAGGTCAAAAAGGACAAAAGGGTCAAAAAGGTCAAGAAGGAGATAGTTGTTTTGAAATTACAACTCCAGTTCTTATGAGTGATAGTTCTACTAAAGCTTATGGAAGTATTGAAAAAGGGGATTCTGTTAAATCAGTAACCTTTGAAGAATTAACCAGTTCAGATTTACCACACGTATTTTTAAATGAAAGCTCAACTACTCTTACTCCTACGCTTACTAACTCTACCGTTAAAAGTATTAAATACGGTAGTGAAAATCATTACTTTAATATTAATAACGACTTTTTAAAAGTAACAGCTGAACATCCCTTATTAGTTAAAAGGAGTGGTACTTGGACTTGGAAAAGAGCTTGGGGTTTACAATCTGGGGATAAATTGTATAAGTTTGATAATACTGAAGTTGAGGTGACATCTGTGACTTATGTCACAAACGATTGGATAGATTGGGCAATCATGGATGTAGAGGAAACAGATAATTATTTTGTGAACGGAATTTTAGCTCATAACCTTAAATAATGGAAAAGCCACAAACAGCCCGAAGTTATCGTAGTAATATCATAGATGATAATGCTGTGATTTCAATAAACCTAAAATGGTTAGGCCAAATAGCAATCTTACTAGGTGGGATTGTATATGGTTATTGGCGTATGGAAAATAGGATTACAACGCTTGAACAAGAATTGGCTGAAGCAGATTTGGAAATCCAAAAGCTTGTTGAAAAACACATACATGAGGAAGATGCAAAGTTAGCTCAATTACAAGAGCAAATTAGTTGGTATGAAAAAGAACTAAACCTAAACCCATTGAGTTGGAGAAAGAAGAAAAAGAAATAATGCCTAACAGAAACGCTAAGGATAGAAAACAAAAAAGAGCTAAATTAAATGCAAAGTGGGCCCGTGAGGGACGCACAGCTTTACAGCATAAGAAATTTAAAAAGAAGAACAAAGGTTTAATTAAGAGGTTCTAATTATGGCCAGAAAAAAGAAAAAATCGGTTTTAAAGAAAGGCGGTAAGCTAGAAAAACGTTATCTTTCTGGGTTATCTAAAAAAGATAAAGCTAAAAAGAAACGTGAAATTGCAAGGGGACGTAAAACTAAATCTACTGATCCCTCAGCTTATGGTTACTTTGCAACCGATATAGATAAAAAAACTGGTAAGCCTCGTAAAACAAAAACTAGTAAATATACCAAAAAGTACAAGCGTATGTATGGTAGTACTAAACCCAAGAAAACAACAAAAAGAAAAAGGAGAAAATGATGCCTGGATATCATGGTAAAAAGAAAAAAATGAAAAAGAAAGGAACCAAGAGAGTTAAGTCTGGATATGGTTCAATGAAGAAAGTAAAAGCTTCTGTTAAAAAGAAAAAAGTCAAAGCAGGTTATGGCGCAATGAAGAAAAAGAGAGTCATGGCTAAAGCAAAGAAAAATGGCGGAAATGGTTTAACACCAGCTCAAAAGAAATTGCCTATGGCTTTACAAAAAGCAATCTTAAAAAAGAAGAAGAAGAAATAATGCCAAAACATACAAAGAAAACTAAAAGGGTAACTGCCAAAGCCAAGAAAAAAGGTGGACATGGTAAATCCCTAGCGAGTGTTGCTAAAAAAACTGGTATACCTTTGGGCATATTAAGGCAAGTCTACAAAAGGGGACAAGCTGCATATAGAACTGGTCATAGACCTGGAGCTTCACAAGCTGCATGGGCAATGGCTAGAGTTCATAGTTTTGCAACTAAATCACCTACTACTTGGGGCAAAGCTGATAAGGATTTAGCAAAGAAAGCTAGAGCTAGGATGAAAAAGTAATGGCTGTTGGTACTAGTCAATTTCCGAAACGTAGGAAATATAAAACTACACCTATCAAAAAAAAGAAAAAAAAGGTAGGTCGTAAAAAGAAGAAATGAAGGAGCTACTTTGGACAAGAAGCAACAACTTAAGAATACCGTTAAAAAAGCGGGTCAGTTGGCTAAGTCTACTAAACCTAGCGTAGACAAAGTCAGTCCGTATGAAGTATATCTACTAGACGACAAGAGCAAAAGAACAAGAAGAATTTGTGGTACACAACGTAATGATATGCCTGAGGGATATGTTTGTCTTAAACCCGCAGGCGATGGTACTGATCATCCAGGCTACGGACAATGTACTTTTCATGATCGTCAAATAACCAACCCGAATAATACTGGTTTATGGGAAGACCTAAATAGACAAGCTGGTCTTCCCGCTAACCTTATGGAATATTTTCAAAATGCTGATATGATAGAAGAAAAGCATCTTACATCAGTAGATGAAGATATTAAAGGTATGTATGCACTCATGTCTTATGTAATGCAACGTAGGCGCGATGTAGATAATCCCGAAGAGGGCTATATTACTAATCAAGATATAGATCTGGTTATGAAAATAACCGATAAGATTATTAAGGCAAAAGAACTTAGACCTAAATTGAAAAAAGAGGTTAGCCTTGATACTACAACAGTTAAAGCATTTGTAGATCAGATATTTAAAATCATTATGCAAAATGCTGCTAAGAACGTAGGTAAAAGAATATTAACAGAAATAATGGATGAAGTAATTGTACCTTTTAAAACACAAGGTAGAATTGTAGGAAAGGAATTTGATTATCAAAAACAATCAGAAGTGCTGGAAGCCGAGGTAAAAGATGATTGATGAAAAAGACCCGCTATTAAGCGAAGCGGAAAGATGGATAAGCGATTATGATAACCAAGAGGGTGGGGCTCTTTATGATTGGAATGATGAAACAATAAAACAATTCCAAGATGTACCTATCGAAACATTATTAAACGACCCTTATTTCTTAGGGTTAGAAGGCAGATTATTTGAATCTGTTTATAATGATGTTGTAGACTTATGGAATGATAGAAGAAATAGAGAAGTTAATCTTGCTATTTTTCTTGAAGCCATTGGAGCAGGTAAATCTTTTAAATCATCGATAATATTGTGGTTACTGTGGTTTGAAATGTGTATGCATAAAAATCCACAGCAAGCCTATGGGTTAGCAGATAACAGTGTTATTTGTATTATGTTGTTATCACGATCTGAAGTACAATCCCGAAGAGTTGTGTTTACGTATTGTTGGGAGCGCTTCCAGTCCGGTTTTAATAAGGACTATTTTCCCGCTAACCCTAGATTTAGTAGAGAGATAAGGATTGATAGGAATAATACTTGTATTTATGCTGGTACTAGTTCTGCTTTATCTGCATTAGGATATAATGTTTATTCAGCTGTAATTGATGAGGCTAATTTCCTTGAGGTTACAGAGGATTCTAAAAAATCAAATGATGAGATGTATGATGCGGGTGAAGAAATGTACAATGCAGTTATGAATCGTATGACTTCCCGTTTTATGAGACAAGGTAGTATACCTGGAGTTATTGTGCTAATTAGCTCCCCTCGTTATCCTGATTCATTTCTTGAACGTAAAATAAAAGAAGGTAAAGCGGTTGGGATTGAAAAATTAAATATGTTTGTAAGAAGCCGAAGTTTATGGGAAGCTAAGGGGTCAAAATATTTTGATATGTCCAAGTACTTTGTAATTGATACAGATTCCTTAGAAATTATTAAGGAAGTAAAATAATGTATAATAAGTCTTTTGATAAGACTAAATATATTTCACCTATATTAATGGGAGGGTTTGGTAACAACCTTTTTCAAATTGCTACCACTATAAAACATTCAGAAGATAACGGCTATCCTATGGTTTTCGGCTATTGGACTAGTTATAATTCAAAACTTTGTTTACCTGATAGTCACCCTTCAAATGATGCAGGTAAACCAAATCCTTATTTTCAACCTTGGGGCGGTTGGCCTGGTACGGGCTGGGATGATTTTACTTGGCGTAATATGTTTCCTGATTTACCCTTTTTTGACAATAAAGATAATACAGTTGATGGTATTTATAATACGATTGAAGAGAGAGATGAATGGGCTTATAAAATGGATACAGGTGAAGGTGGTGAATATGTACCCTTAGATGTTATACCTGGTCAACAGTTTTGTGGATATTTTTTCAATCATAGGTATTGGCATTCAAGTCGAGGCTCGATATTAAAATATTTAAGTTTTCGTAATACATACTATATAGAGAATATCCAATATCTCTCCTATAATTTTTTAAAGCACATGAATACTGTATCCATTAATTTTAGAATACCCGATACTAGTTATGCGGGTGATAAAGAATTATTAGAAGGCTTAGAAAAAGATTTAGAATCATTACAATGGTTAGGTAAAGCTATGGATTGTTTTGATAATGCTTTATTTGTAGTTAGTAGTAATAATGTAGGTGAAGCCAAAAGGATTTTAAAATCAGAATTCCCTGATAAAAAGTTTTATTTTGTAATAGGTAGTCCAGGCTATCAAATGACCGCTTCTATTGCTTGTGCCCATCATATAATGACTTCTTCCACTTTTTCTTTTTGGTGTTGTTATTTAGATCCTAAACAACCAATGGGTAAAACTATTTACTCTCCTAATTTCATTCAAAGACATTCCGACAATATGATCCCCTTTACGGAATGGCAATGTATTGAATGATTGTCCTTGATTTAGAGACTACAGGATTTAGCCACAAGAAAGATTATATTATTGAAGTATCCGCTGTAAAGCTATCAAGAATGAGGATAGTGGATGAATTCAATACTCTTGTAAAGCCTCCAAAAGCTATCCCCGCTAAGATAACATCTATCACAGGATTACAAGAAGAGGACTTTTTAGATGCTCCTACTTTTAAAGAAATAGCACCCGATTTATACAGTTTTGTACAGGGAAATCGTATTATTGGCTATAATGTTTCGTTTGATAAACGTTTTTTAGTCGCAAACTACCCGAGATTCTCTTGCTTACGTTACCAGGATTATTTAAAATATATAAAGAAAAAGAGACCGAATTTGAGGTCTTATGGCCTTGTTGCAGTAGCACGACACTTTGGGTTTAAAAAAGAAGGGGCTCATAGAGCAAGAACTGATACAGAGTTACTGATTAAACTTATAAGGACATTAGGATGTTAAAATTCACATTTTTAAAAGAGGAAAATAGTATGAGTACATTTGAAGATTGTATTGATAAGGTTTTAGAACATGAGGGCGGTTATGTAAATGACCCCAAAGACCTGGGCGGAGAAACAAACTTTGGTATAAGCAAGAGAGCTTATCCTGATGTAGATATAAAAGCATTAACAAAAGAAGATGCCAAAGCTATTTACAAAAAGGATTATTGGAAAAGATATAAGATCGAGAAAATGCCCGAAAGATTGCGCTATATTTATTTTGATATGGTACTTAATATGGGATCAGGTAATGCTGCAAAGGTAGTTCAAAGAGCTGCTAATGCTAAAAATCCTGCATCGGAAAGAATTAAAGTTGACGGAGCAGTTGGACCAATGACTCGTAAAGCATTGAAAAACGTAGAATTAGAAAGGGTAAGATCTGAAAGGGTTTTACACTATGCTAGATTAGTTATGAAAAAACCCGAACAGCATAGATTTTGGTTTGGATGGTTTAGGAGATCATTAGAGGTATAAGATGGAAATGTTTTGGCTTACAATACAAACTGTATTAGAAGAAAGACACTTCCCTTTTATTGAGTTCTTTGTTTTGGGTAATCTGCTTATGCAGCTTTTTATTTTAAAACATTTATATGAAATCAAAAGGATGATGAAAGGCAAATGACAATACCAGATCCTAAAGAATTGTATACATACGATCCCGAGGAATTAGGATTGCGTTTAGATGAAATGATACAAGTATTAAAAGAGTTTAGAAAATCCTTACCAAAAGAAATAGGAAAAACAGGTAAAGTAACCAGAGCTGAGGTAGCTTACATCCAAGCTATCTTAAATGTTATTGATTATGTAGAGGTCCCTGAGTATATAAATCATGATATTAGTGGAGAAGCTTAAGTGGAAGATATTAAAGATTATATAAAAATATTAGCATTCCTATTTATAGTATTGGGTGGATTGATATTATTTGGATGTAGTGATGACTCTTACTACAATATTTTAGGTTATGAAATTAATGAAGAACCTGAACCCGATTATTGGAAAGAAGATAGTTTATTTTTTTATGGCACATATCAAGATACCACTGGAACTTAAAGCTAATTACTTAAGGGATCCTGAAAATTTCTTAAGAGATATTGCTTGTGTGCCTACTGAATCAACTAGACCTTTTATTAAAAATAGGGCTAAAGTTGAAAAGGTAAATAACGAAGCACATAGAAATCCATTCCTTGAAGATAAAAGGACCTTTGTTGAAGGTTATGGACCTGCAGATGGGTCAATACAATTTGCTAGGTATATGCATATTGACTTAGGATTGAAAAAAGACGCAGTTGGGATTTCAATGTGTCACGCTTCACATTTTGTTGATAGACAAAAAGTAGAAATTGAGGCGTTTGGTAATAGTATGAAAAATATAAGGTTACCTCATATAAAGTTTGATTTTCTGGGTAGAGTTCAAGCAGCAAAGGGTGAAGAAATACTTTTAAGTGAGGTAAGAGAAATAATTTATACAATTCAACGTATGGGATTTTATTTAGGCTTAATTACATTTGATGGATTTCAATCTGTAGATTCGATACAGATATTAAGGAATCAAGGATTTAAGGTAGGTAGACTATCTATTGATAGAACCTCTACAAAATTAGTTTTAGATAAACGTTCTAAATCAGGCGATGGATTAAAAAGACTTAGTACTGAAGGTCAAACAATGGCGGCTATGCAAGGGCTAAAGGATGCTTTGTATGATGATCGCTTATCTATTCCGTATCATGAATATTGGAAACGCGAAGCAATTGGAGCGGAGATAGATTATAAAAAGAATAAGGTTGACCATAAACCAAGAGGCACTATTGACTTGTTACAAAGTATGGCAGGCAGTGTATACAATTTAATTAATAATGAAAAAGAATATACTACTCAGGAAGCAAACGTAAATCAGGGTCTTGGCGATGACTTTGGTGATGATTTAAGTTTTGATGATTCCTATATGTATAATTGATAAGAGGAAAAAAGATGAGCAGATTAAAAGATTTTTGGAATAACATTAGACCTTACAGTCGAAAGGAGGTTGAACAGGCCGCAGCAGCTGCAGCTGAAGATGGTATCCAAGAAGAAAAGAAATGGAGATTAAAAAATGTAAATACATCCCAGCCTTTTGAAGATAATTTTGTTGATGATCATCCTCAAGACAATTTCTTTTTATATGAGCACCAACAGCCTCAAGTAAAACCTAAACAAGCTAAATCTCAAAGATTGCTTGAAAGATTCCTCGGGGGTTATACTTTCTTTGGTAGTTCATATCCAAATATGAGATACAGTCAAACTACTTCTGAGTTACATCAAATGCAAGAAGCTGTATTATACAAATATTTTAATGATCCACATTGTCGTTCAATTATTGAAAACTGGACTCATTATACTATCGGTGGTGGGCTAAAAGTTGAAGTGGATAATAAGAAAGTTGAAAATGTATTGAATGAGTTTAGATATAATAATCAAATGGTTAAAAGGGAAAAAGACTTTGTTCGTATGGCTTTTACCGAAGGAGAATTATTTATTGGTTATTATATCAATCCAATATCTGGTGCAGTTAAAGTTAGAAGAATTAGACCTCAAGAAATTATGGATGTAGAAACACATCCCGAGGATATTGAAACTAAGTTAGCTTATCATTGGGATTATGATTATACTCCTACAGGAACCAAACAATCTTATAAAAAAGATATATGGGTAAAAGATATTGGTTATGATGATTTAGCTAATAGCCCTTTTGGTGAAGCTAGAGGCTATCGATCTAAGCATACACTTTCAGATATGCCTTGTGTTCAATTTATTAAAATGGGTATTGATACTGAAATAAGAGGCAGAGTACCTTTACAACCCGTTATGAGACACCTTAAATATTATGAAGATTGGTTAATGGATAGAATAAGGTTAAACCATGAACGATCTAAAGTTGTATGGGTAAAAGAAATATCAGGTCGTATGCCTGAAACTACGGAAAGGAAACGTAGAGCACCTGCTGGCGGGGTTATGCTTGTTGAAACAGAAAACGTTAAATATAGAATTGAGAAACCTCAAATTAATGCTGATGATGCAAAAGAAGATGGATTGGGTATTTTATATACTATCGGGGCTGGTACAAGCTTACCAATTCATATCTTAAATCAAAGGGCTGATCAAAATGTATATGCTTCAATTAGAAAAGCAGATACACCTTTCAGTCAATATATAAGGGGTAAACAAGAATTTTTTGGAGAAGCCTTTGAAAATATGTATAGGCATGTCTTGAAGCAAGCGGTAAAAGCAGGTAAACTTCCTAAAACAGTAAGGGTACCTGAATATGCTCAAGAGTCTTTGGTTTCTATGCTTTCTGATATTAATCACATGGTTGTTGAAGGTAAAGATACAGATTATATCAAAGAGCAGGCTCAAAAAATGATAGCAGGTAAAAGGGTTGCTATGAAACCAGTTAACACGGTTGACATTCCAATGTCATTAGAGTTTCCTGAAATCATAAAGGAAGATATGGAAGCTCAAGCCAAAGTTATGCAAATTCATAAATCACTCGGGATTGTTTCTTCCGCTACGCTCGCAAAAAGGGCTGGGTATAATTGGAAACATGAGATGCAACACATGATGAGTGAACAACCTAATGAACCTGCACCACAACCAAAGAAACCAGAGGAAGGACCAGATAATGGACAAGATTAAAGGTTTTCATTTAACTCAAGAACAAGAAGAAGCATCGCAAGAGTTAGATACAGTAGTCGAAGAAATGTTAATAACACTTAGGTTATCAGGACAGAAACAATTATATTGTTTTGATGTTACTAATGATCCTGCTGTAAGAAATGCAGTACTGGCTTCATTAGGCGATGATTATGATGACCAAGAACAAGAGGAGAACTAGTATGTTAACGAAATGTGAATGTGTTAATTGTGAGTGTAATAGTTGCGGTTGGCAAAACCCAAAACAACTCATAGGTGAACAAGCTAAAAAAGCTATGGTTCATTCTTGGGATAAGAAATGGTTTTGTGAACCAAATTGTGACTGTTGTCCAGCAGAAAATAAGCCACTCGTTTTAGCGGCCCGAAAGAAAGAGGCTATGATTAAAGCGTAATGAGTAAGCTATTGGATTTATTAGGCGGAAGTATTGTTAAAGACATCGGTAATGTTATCGATGATTTACATACCTCTACTGAAGAAAAAGACGCAGCAAAACAAAAAATGCAAGAATTGCTCCAACAGGCGGAAGCTAATGCGCAAGCTGAAGTTTCTGCCCGTTGGGCATCTGATATGAAATATGGTACTTGGTTGGCAAAAAATATCCGACCTCTGACATTAATATTTTTAACTGTGGTCTTCGTATTATTAAGTTTCTTTGACGGTAATCTGGGGAATTTTACCATCAACGATGCTTATAAGCCTATTTACCAGACCTTGCTTATTACAGTCTACGGTGCTTATTTCGCTGGAAGATCTGTCGAGAAAATAAAGAAATCAGCTTAACTAAAATCATAGGAGTCTCACATGGATTTTTTAGCAGTATATGGGGAAGCGGGCATGATAGGGGTAGTTGGAGCTATGTTTGTTTATCTCGTTGTTCAGATGTCAAACAAGGCAGCCAAACAGCAAGAAACATTAGAAAATTTGAAAGTGGAAAATAAAGGCCAATCAGAAACCTTGGAAAACATGGAAGGTATGATCATTAAATTGATTGATAGGTGGAACAAGGCCGATGAACGAGCGGATAGAAGACATGAGAAATTAACAGGGGAAATTAATGATATGGACAATCAGCTTTCTGAAATAAAGGGAAGCTTGTCCCGAGTAAACGGCAAAAATCATTAATGAATAATAACTAGGACATATTATATTAAAGGAAATATATTATGAAGATAAAAGCACCAAAGGGATATCATTTCATGAAAGGTAAAAATGGAAAGATGTCTTTAATGAAACACAAAGGTACATTTAAAAAGCATAAAGGGGCTTCCCTTACTATGAATATGCCTGTTGTGAAAGTACATAAAGGTAAATAACATGGCAAAGAAAAAAGACCCAAGATTAGCAAGAGCGGGGGTATCAGGTTATAATAAACCCAAACGTACACCTAGTCATAAAACTAAATCTCACATTGTTGTAGCAAAAGTAGGTGATAAGGTTAAAACAATACGTTTTGGTCAGCAGGGAGCTAGCACAGCTGGTAAACCTAAAAAAGGCGAATCAAAAAGAATGAAGATGAAAAGGAAATCATTCAAATCTCGTCACCGTAGAAACATTGCTAAAGGAAAGATGAGCGCGGCTTACTGGGCAGACAAAGTTAAATGGTAGTAAATGCCTCGTAAGAAAAAATCACCAATGGCCCGTACGGGCAAATCCAACGGACGTTGGAAAGGTGGTGTAAGCAAGACTTACTATAGAAAAAAGGCTGGTGCCAAAAAGGGGGACGGTAAAATCGTCCATCACAAAGATCACAACAAAAAGAATTCTAGTAAAAAGAATCTGAAGCTAGTGACACCGGCTCAACATAACAAACTCCATCCAGAAAAAGGAGGAAACCATAGCCACAAGCGAAGAAAGAAGAGGCGAAGGAAAAAATAAAAGGTTAGTTGCATTATTAACCTCGGTAGAGTTCAACGACTATTTAGATTTTACACTTCCCCACAATAGATATATCTTTGATGAGATATATGTTATTACATCTCCTAAAGATGGTAATTCTGTGTTATCAGCTAATCATAATCAAGCTAAATGTATTGTAACCGATGAATTCGGTGAATCATTTAATAAAGGGGCTGCAATCAATGTAGCTTTAAAACAATTAAGGGAACAAGGGGAAGAATGGATAATGATTACAGATGCTGATATATTCTGGCCGCCTAAATTAAAAGATTATCTATTATATCAAGATTTAGACTCAGAGCGCTTATATGGCTTTTATAGACGCGTTTTATTAAAAGAAGATTTGGGAATATTCAATAATGATAACGAGTGGCACGAATTATTAGATGATATAGACCCCTTATATTTAGGAGGCGATTATAAAAAATTTGCAACGATGAGTGATTGCGCACAAATAATACCAAATGATTCAAGGGCTAGATTAAAAATTATGAACCCCTATTTTAAAATTGAACCACCCGAGGTATTTAGTGCTATGGGTTGGAATTCAAATGTTGAAAGTACATTGGATAATCCCTTACCATTAGGATATGGTCAATTATTTAATTGTCAAGTTTGTAGTGATAAATGGTATCCCGAACAATTTGAAACAGCTGCAGGTTGTGATTCTTATTTCTCAAGCTTATGGGAAAGAGATCACAGGCATTTTATACCAAAGCTAACTACTTTACATTTAGGCCCCAGAATGGTTCATTGGGATGGAAGGAAAATACTAGAATGAGTTTAGGTATAAAGAAAGAATGGATAGGTAAAATACCGCCTATCCCTGATTTAATTGTGGTAGATGATTTTTTACCGGATCCACATGCTGCAAGACAGGAAGCTTTAGAGCAAGAGTATATACAACAAGGGTCTTACGGGGTCCGATCTAAAAAAAGATTTGATAAATCCTTTTTAAAGGATGCCTTTGAATCATTAATTAATCGAAAGATTAGATTATGGTCTCATGGAGTCAATGCTTGTTATCAATATTGTGAATCAGATACACCTTTGATTTGGCATAAAGATGACCAGGATTATGCAGGAGCTATATATTTATCACCTGATGCACCTTTACAAACGGGTACATCATTTTGGCGTTCAAAAGTTACAGGAGAGTTTGGACCCGAATGTGAGGACAATTCAAGATTATTTAATGCAAACGCAAAAGAAAGAGAATGGTTTTGGGATAGAACCAAATTTGAATTAGTTGACCGAGTAGCAAACAAGTTTAACCGATTGGCAATATGGAATGCTAAAAATATTCATTCTGCTACAGCTTATATGGGAAAAGGAATTGAAGAGGCTAGGTTATTTCAAGTGTTTTTCTTTGAAGTTGAAAGCCAATCCCCTGTTAGGTCAGAATCAAGTAACGTATATCCCAGTAAATCATTTAAATTGAGGACATCATGAATATAACAGATTATACACCAGAACAAAGAGAAAAAATTAAAAACAGGGTTATGGAAGCTTTAGATAGGTCTTTTGACGTAAATAAGTTTGGAAAGGGTACACCTTTATGGATGAGCTTACTATTTATCCTGGAAAGATTTAATAAAGGGAACTATTACGGTAGTTTAGAGTTAAAGATATTAGGCACTTCAGCCAATGATATTAAAGAAAAGGAAAGAACTCATAAGCTACTGGAACAATACGTTGAACCCTAACTGGGTATCCCAGAATTACCTTGTAAGTCCTCGAACATCCTATTTATATTAATCACACACAGTTACGGTGTAACGAATATAACAACTAGGAAATTCGAGCATGAAAGATATTAACACACACAATGCTGCAGATGATGTAAATCCAGAATTGGGTCACATCCTTCCTACATCTGATAGAGTAAAAGAAACTCTTGAAGTAAGGGCAATAGAAAGCAAGAAAGATGGCAAGAAGACAATGGCCGTCAAGCTTATAAGAGAAGGATGGTCTAAAAATGGTTACCATTATTCCAAAGAAGTAGCTGAATCCGTAGCAGATCATATTATGAAAAGACCTCAAATGTATATGGATCATTCCCAAGGGATGATGGCTGGTAGGTCATTTAAAGATTTAGTAGCAGTAGCCAAAGATTCTTATAAAAAAGATGGTGCTGCTTACGCGGTTGTTGAGATGGTAGATAATCCAGCAACCTCATGGCTATATGAATTAGCCAAAAGATTTCCGGGACAAGTCGGAGCTTCAATCGATGCAAGAGCAAAGATTAAACCTTATGAAGCAAAAGAAGGTGAAAAAGAAGCTAAGACTAACCAGAAATACGTAGTTGAGGAGATAGTCTTTCTCAATTCCGTAGACTTCGTAACCTATCCCTCAGCTGGGGGAGGCGTTGTTGAAATCCTTGCTTCACAAGTAATGGATGATGCAACTGCTAAGCTCAATCAACTGATGGAAAGCTATGGAGCCGAAGTCGCTAAACTCGTTAATAATAAACAAACAGCGGAGGACTCTAAAATGAGCGAAGACAACAACAAAACTGTTGAGTTCACAAAAGAATCCTTTTCAGCTCAATATCCAACACTTTTTGAAGAGATTCGTTTAGAAGCTCAAAAAGAAGTTGAGAACTCTATTGCCGATGCAGAAGCTCAAGCAACTAAGGTTGCCGAAGAAGAAGCAAAGGTAAAAGAATTGGAAGCAAAGCTGGAAGAGGCTTCTAAAGAAGCCAACGAACTCCGTACTAAGGTCGATGAATTCGAACTTAAGGAGCAAGTGGCTGCGAAACGTAACGAGGTCCAGAAGGCTATCGAGGATAGCGGCTTGGATTCAAAACACGTTTCCGAAGTCTTCGTTGCAGACCTAATGAAGGTTGAAGGCGAAGAAGAAGTTGCTGCACGTATCGCAGATCGTAAGCAACTTGTTGAATCAGTTTCAGGCGATGTAACCGGTAACGGTAACAGAGTTTCTGAGGATGAGGCTAACGAAGAAGTAGAACCAGAAGCAGAAGAAGTAAAAGAAGAAGAAGCACCAGCTACTCCTTCTTTTGACTTAGACGATCTGGTCAAGTCCATGAAAACATATTCACCTATTAATTAGTTGATTTGTTTTTTGGTAAATGAAGATAATGAAAACCGTAATCAAGGAGAATACAAATGGCTGATTTAAAAGCTAGTGCCATATTACAATATGGCGATCCTATCTTCGGAAGATTAACTCTTCCTAAGAAAACGGCAGCCGATGATCTACAGGTTGGAGATTTCCTAAATTGGGATACTTCAGGCGTGGAGAAAATTGGAGCTGCTACTGATGATGCGAGTTTCATAGGTGTTTGCGGAACTTTATCCAAAGATGCCGACGGGCCAGATCAGATCTTAGTTTACCTCAACTGCATTGTTGAGGCTCCAACTGAGTCTGCTTCTTACCAACCCGGCGCAGGATTAAAGTTCAACACTAACGGAACTCTGGAAGCGGATGGTGGTGCTAATACTATCGCTAATTCGCTAGAATATAAAGGCTCTGCAACCTCATTGAAGGTATTGGTCGATGTAGTAAGCTTACAGAAACTATTTAGCGTAAGCGCTTAATAAAATAAGGAGATAAAAAGTCATGAAAAACGGACATATTAAAAACCTTGTTGAAGCCAAAGTTGAAGAACACGGTGGTAACCTTTATCAAGGTGCTAACGCTGCAGCTGACACTATTGGGGATTTAATTAGTGAAGGTAAACTTAAAACTAGTGATATTTCACTTAAGCAAGTTTATGAAGAGCTAGTTGATTGTCCAATCTCAGAATCAGCAGCAAGAGTTTCTGAAGCTTTAAATTCTTCAGCATTCCCAAATGTTGCACAGAAGATTATTCATTCTGACATCATTAATGAGTACGAATTGGCAGTAGGAGCCGCACAGAACCTTATCACTGAAGCACAAGCTTCAAGAACTGATGAGGAACTAGTTGTTGGTTTCACAGCTGGTGATACTACTCCTCTATTGAGAAGACAAGGTATGGCTTACGAAGAAACAAGCATGGGTGAGAAAAACTGGACAATCAAAATGGCTGACTTTGGTCGTATGATTTCCCTAACCCGTGAAGTAATCTTCGAAGATCGCACCGGAGAAGTCTTAGCAAGAGCAAGAGATATTGGAAGAGCTGCTGGTCATCACAAGCAAAAGATGATCATTGAATCTATTGAGGTTGCTGCTCGCTCTGCTTTTGAGGAATCTGCATCATCTGCTGCTATCTACAAAGGTACAGCAAGAAATGCTGCTACAATGTACTCAAACGATCACAGTGCTCTAGACGGTCAAGTTAATGATAACTTGATTGCTTCTAATGCATTAAGTGATTTCACTGATCTTGATAACGTTTATCAAGCATTCTCAGCTATGGTTGATGAAGCTGGAAACAAAATCGATATTGTTCCAAACACTATCCTTGTTCCTTCAGCTTTGAAAGCAAAAGCTTTCCAAATCATGAATAGCCAAATGCTTGGTGGTGGGCAACAAGACACTGTATCACCAACTTATAACCCAGTAAATGATCTTGCACAAGGCGGATTGAACATTGCTTCATCTGTATTCTTGTCAAGCGCATCTGACTGGTACATGGGTGATTTTAGCAAACAGCTTAAATGGTTAAACGTTTATGCTCCAGCTACTGAATCACAAGGTGCTAACAGTGAATTAGCTTTCACTAACCAGATTGTATCAAGATTCCGTTTCTCTTATCACGCTGGCATGGGCCACACCGATTGGAGATACATTGTTAAGTGTACTGCTTAATCAGAGTATAGGATCTTAAATCGTAAAGGGGCTCGCGGTTGTGGGCCCCTTTTTTAAGGAGATGAAAATGACAAAAAGAATATTCGAAATTAAGTCTGAAAGGTTTGGCAAATACGCAGATGGGGTCAAAAAGGCCGTTAAGAAAGCTGTGGAACCAAAAAAAAAGCCAGCCCCCAAGAAAGACAAGAAGTAGTTAATTCTACATACCAGAGAAACCCACTATTTAAGTACCTAGTAGGTTTCTCAGCGTTTGCCATAGCTGCATCCGCAGCATTCTTTTCAATATTTGGTTTATCATCATTATTTTCTGGGGCCTTTCGTTCAGTTGTTGTAATGGCCTCAAGTCTTGAATTAGGAAAGCTAGTTACTGCTTCCTATCTATATCGTTATTGGTCCACTATTAACACTACAATGAGGACCTATCTATTTGTTGCTACCATAGTTTTAGTTTTTGTTACCAGTCTTGGGATCTATGGTTATTTATCTAACGCCTATCAAAGGGCATCACTTGAATTAAATAAACAATTAAACCGATCTGCTTTTATTGAAGAGCAAATTAAAGACATACAAGAAGAACAGGATTACTTGATGAAGGAGATGGAAGCAGCTATCAATTCATATCCTGAAAATTATATGACCGCTAAAAGAAAGGTAAGAGAAGAATATAGCCCTATAATTCAAGCACAAAGTCAAAGGGTATTAGAACTTAAATCCGATTTAGCAGAAATTAAACAAGACCTACTAGATACAGGAGTTGATGTAGGACCCGCTATATTTGTAGCTAATTTTTTCAAGCTCTCG